GCGTCTTTCAATGCGTCAATGTTCGCGGCTATTTCTTCACCCATGCGGATATATTCCGCTAATTCTTTCATAGTGCTATCAATGTTCATTATAAAACCTCCTGTATTTTCAACACATGATATTTACCCAATACCGAATAAATAGCGGATTTGTTCGGCGCGTATAGCTCCATAATTCCATAATAGCGGACTTTCACCCAATACACCCGGCAAAACTCACGCAAGGAAAACGCCCACCCGCCAATTTTAACAACGGGGTTTTGCAATGTTTCCACTGTCGCGGATTGCCTGTAATATTCCTTTATGGCGTTTTTATCTCCATTTTCGTATGCCGCAATAGCGACAGCAACGCGGGATTTTAATGCGCTTTCAATCGGCGCGGGTTCCCAATTCACGAATTGCCAATATTTCATAATTAAACCCCCATTCTAATACATTCATCAAGCGGGATTTTGTACCCGTGTACCCTGAAAAACGCGCTGTCTTTCCCGTTTGCGGGGTAGTAGATTTTGCAACGGTGGAAACGCCGCGCGGCTTTCCCGCCATACCAACAGCCCGAAACGCAATAAATAAAATCGTTTATACCGTATTCAATGCCCTTTATTTCAAGCCCATTCAAACCGCTGTAATATGCAACGCTTTCCCGGCTTTCACAATATTCCCGTTTATTCATGGCGTGTTACCTCCTCAATAAATGCCCGTTGTAATTCCCGCAATGCGTCCCGCTTTTCCTCATAGCCGGAAATATAGCGGATTTTTTCGGCTTGCGTTTCGTACCGTTCCCGCAATTCATAGGACGGGCGAACATTCCCGAATGGGGCATAGCCTGTTGCAATAGCAACCCCGCCGCCCATATCGTAAATATCAGCCGCCCACCCTTCCCGGCGTTCAGTGTATGCAACCGGGCTTTCATAATTCAAAAGGTTTTGTAAACCGCAATAGGGAACACAAATAATTGTGTTGTAATTCGCCTTGATTGCCTTTTGTGTTGTCTTGAATTTCATTTTCTTTACCTCCTCAATAATTCGCGGCGCGTCTTGCGTACATTGCTTTTAGACTTTCGGCGGGGGTCATATCCGCGCCGCCGTGGGGCTTTTCCTCCACCGGGAGCGCATCCCACCACTTTTTACCGCCGCCCGAAATGCCGAACATTTCAATAAATGCGTTGATATGGCGCATTGTGGTTGCGCTGTACCCCTCCCACATTCGGACAAATTCGTCGCTTTTATCAATCTTGCAAACGGTAGTATCATAGGATTGTAAAAGCGTTTCCCCGTCCTTTTCAATAACTTTCGCTTTCCCGTAAAAGGATTTTGCGCGGTCATAGCCGCCCGGCGTCAATTCGTAAATTCGCATTTTGTAAACCTCCTATAATCTGTTTTGTGTTGTTTGTTGTCCTGTTGTGATTATAGTATAATTCAGCTTTTCCGAATTATCAACCCTTTTTCAATATTTTTTATCTTTTTCGGATTATTTCAAATCCTACTTATTATATAGCGAAATTCACCCCGCGCCGCCGTCCGGCAATGGGGCATTTTGCTTTATTGTAGTAAAGCGTTAATAGGAGCGGGGCAAAATCCCCACAAATCCGTAAAAAATCCGCGCAAAAAGACCGCCCAACGGTGGCGGCAGGTGAGCCGCGCTCCCGCTTGGGCGGTCTGCGTGATAGTCGATAGTCGAAAGTCGTTTGAGAGTCAAGAGTTATTAGTCGCTCTGAAAGTCGCTGTCAGAGTCGATGAGATAACGCTGTCGAATGTCCTCTGCGTCATAGTCGGAGTCGTTCTGCTGATTGGGAGTCAGCACATATTCGGTCTTGTCTTGATAGCCGTAGTTGTTCTTGCCGAGGAAGATACCCGAAACAGGGTTAATTTTGCCACTTTGCATATAGTTTTCCCACAAATTTTCGAGCAAAAAGTACGCTTTTTTTATTACGACCGCCACCTCCGGCGGCAACGCAGTCTTATATCCCGAACCCCCTGTCGCAACATCATGTGTAATCGCATAAAGCCACTGCCTGTTGTGTCCGTTCAATGCAATCGCCATACCTACAACCGTAGGTTTCATGTCATACTGTGCATACAAAGCAAAATAGTCGGAAAGTCGCTGTTGCACCTCCAACGGATTCTCCATATCAATGTCCGGCATATTCATCAACGCCATATTGACAGAGAGGAACTTCGTATTATCACCAGCTTCAAGCCCCGGAGCGATGTTTTCCGGCTTCAACCAGTTATTACCTCCTCGGGGCTTACCTTTCTTCTTAGGCTTTGTCTCTTTCTTTCCAGTAGTCGCAACGGCTTTCGTTCCGACATTCTCCTCGCTGGAAACAGTCTCCTTAGTCGCAACAGTCTCCTCGGAACTGTCTGCTAACAGCTTATCTATATCCATTTCAGTCTCCTTTCTTCTTATTCTTATTGCAGTAGTAGAAGTAGTTGAAAATCGGTTTTTGCGTATAACTTCTATATATAGGGATTTTTCTATATAGAGGAAGTTACACGCAATACCTTGAGAACAGCTACTTTAACTACTGTAATAATAAGAATAACTCGTTCTTATGAAAAGATTGTTTTTCAATCCTTTTCAGATAGTTCGGTAAATGTCGTTTTTGATAATTACTTATCCGCTTTGTGTTAAATGAAGTTTTTGCTCTCGTAGTAGTCAATCACTCGCTTAACCTCCACCGATTTCAGCACAACGATTCTGTAATCTTTACCGCACTTCCTCTTAACCCAAAAGTCGTGTGCGGCTTCTGCGATAGAGCTGTAAGTGAGCATTTTCGTATTGCTGGTACGCTGGTGAGGAGGGCGGTATCGGTAGTCTGTGCCGTACAAAAACTTCCCGGTCTTAATGTTCTGAATCGCAAACATCGTCTACCTCCTTACCAGTACCTCCGAACGCTTCCTTGATACATCTGCCGAACTCTTTGAGAGCCACACCAGCAGAGTAGGCGGCAAAGTCAAAGGTCTTTTCAATCTCGGGGTAACGACTGCGGACGTATTCGGCAAGTATGTCATTTCGTGTCTTCATTTCCCAACTCCTCCTCGAGAATCTTTTCAAGCTCCCTCGTGCCGACAGCTTTCATGTAGGTGTGCGGAGCTTTGACGGTAGATACCTTGATTGCGCTTTCCTCGATACGAGCCTTGAGACGTTCCAGCAAAGAAGCGTTCTCCACCTTGACACCGTGATTGAAAAGTCGTATCTCGTCCTTCTTGAGCCATTTCTGCCACTTACCGCAAGCGGAGCAGTAAAGCCCGGTCTGATTGCCGTGTTCCTCGGTGAAGAACTCCTTGCCGCCGCATTTGCAAACCATATTCATAACAGTGTCCTCCTTTACAGCTCGTAGTAAGATTTTACCGACTTGCCGATTTCTACCGACAGCTTTGCGGCAATGACACGAGCGTGTTCGTACTGGGCTTTCACACCAGTTTTGTAAGTACCTTCCCATTTCTTACCCGAGTGCTTTGTGGCTTCCCGGATATTGTTGTCGTTGTCCATGAGAAGGTCAGCTTTGTACAGGTTCAAGAGCCGTACCAACTCCTGTTTTTCTGCTAACTGCATTACGATTCCTCCTTCAAGTCTTCCTTGAGAAGAAGCAGAAGCTCCTTCAAATCAGCGAGGGTGAATCCTTCCTTGTTACAGGTGTTGGTTCGTCCCAAATGCTTATACCAGTTGATAATTGTGCCGCTGTCACGATGAATGATATAGAACTCGTCTTCCCAGCGATAGAGAAGGAAGTTCTCTGTGTTCTGTGGATAACCACACATTACATCAATGTCAATGACTTCATCATCGGTGAAAACTTCTCCGAACACTTTACAGAAATCGTCTCTGTCAAAGTGATACTGCGGAAGGGTTTCGAGATATTTGCTCATTACAGCACCTCCTTCAATTTCAGACCACAATAGGTTGCATAACCACTCGATGTCGATTTCCTGTCAAACCACTCCGGGTGACGCTCCATTTCAGAATTGAACTTACGAGCCGACAGGATATAAGCACCCTCGGACTTCGCCCAAATCTTGAAAGCGTTGTACAGGTCTTTCGCCTTGATAACGGTTGGTGAACTTTCCTCCGGGACACGCTCACAGCGGTTCTCGAGGAACTGCAATACGAGGTCGTTATCACGCTCGTACTTGGTGACAACCGATTTCAGACTGCCGCTCATTGCAAGTCCACGTTCCTTGTAGTGAATATACCCACGCACCAGCCACATGAAAATGCCGCTCATGCTGGACTGTTCACACAGCTCGTCCTTTAGGTGAGTGTCCTGTTCCTCCGGGGAGAAGTGGCGGTTGAACTCTACCACCTTGATACGCTCGGAAGCGAACAGGGACTTGTCCGTTACCATCGGAAGGTCGTTACAGGAAAGCCATAAGGTGAACTGCGGCTTGAATGTGATTGCCGACTGGTACAGCGCACGAGCAGAGATTTCCTCACCACCTGTAAGCTGTTTGATTTTCTCCTCGTCCAGCTTGCCGTATTCGTTGCTCTCGGACATTGTGACGAAGCGTTTGCCCTTCAACCCGGCAAGGGTAGGACTTGCGGCTTCTGCGTCCTTCTGACGGTCTCCACGGCAAATCATACCGACCGGGGCAACCTTGGCATAGTCACCGAGCATAGTCTCGATGGTGTTGAGCAGAGTAGACTTACCGTTACGAGTGGTCTTACCGTGGAGAATGAACATACACTCCTCGTTGCTCATACCCAGCATGGAATAACCCAAAGCTCTTTGAAGGAAGTCTGCCTTGTCCTCGTCATTCTGTGTGACCTCTTTAATGAACTTCTCCCAGCGTTTACACTTAACCGTCTTGGAGATAGTGTGGCTAAATGCTGTCTGCATGGTGAGAAAATCGTCCCAGCTATGTTCCCGGAAGGAGAAGTCTCGAAGGTCGTATGTACCATTGAGACAGTTAATGAGATAAGGGTCTGCGTCAAACTGCACAGCAGAGATACGAAGCTCACCTGTTGCGTCCTTGAGGATTCTATCTCGCATACGCCTGTCACCCATCTTATTGACGAACCCGGTGTAGGACTTTCGGGTATCATCGTCCTCGATTTCTCCACAGTAGAGAATCATCAGACGGACGAAATCTTTAATCTTCTCGGACACGAGAATTGCTCCCTCGTCCTTACGCCATGCTCCTTCGTGATAGGTGTACCAGCTCTTGTGTTCCGGGCAGTAGCGAGCTTCATGAGAGTAGAGCAAACCAAACAGGTTTGCCATACCCATTTCAGACCACTCAAACCCGGAGCTGGTCTCGTCTGCTTTCTCGGGGTGATACTGCTTAATCAGATACATCTTCGAGGATAAGTCCTCGTCCATAATGACACGACCGTTGCGTGTCTCGAAAAGCTCTTGCATTATTTATCACCTCGCCATTACCTTATTGAGAAGGTCTTCGTAGAGGTGCTTGTAAAGATTCCTCTCGACCGTTACAGAGTTGTCAACAGGCTCACCATCGACCACAGGAGCGGCAATACCGAGTGAGCAGAGGATTCCAGCATTGACACCCTCCATTTCCTTATCGGTACAGGTACGGACGAAATCGCCCAGCCTGTCCTTATTGACCGTGTAGATGGTCTCACACAGAGCGGTCGAAGGAATCTTGCACAGCACATCCGCATGAGTAGGCATGAGACGCTTTTCCTTTGTGGTGAGATAGACCACCTCGACAACATCTGCGTGTTCATTCAATTTATCAGAGGAGACAACGATTGCTGGTCTTCCCTCTGTATTACTCGGGTCTGTGGCGTAGCACTTGGAGTTGGAAATGTAGAAAATATCTCCTCGCTTCGCCGGGACGCTCTTATTCATGTAATATGCCATTATTTCTTACCTCCCATAACTGCGATTGCACATTTCTGTTTGTCCTCCAACCACCACGAACACTGCTCGGTTACGCAGAAAACAGGCTGTGTGCCAATTTTCACGGTGTTATTCTCGTCTACGACAGTGTTAGTCGTGAGGAGAGGACAGATTTTGTTCTGTTCCATTTTCTGATAACCTCCTATGTTTTCCGCAGTAACACTTTGAGGATTTGCACCTCAAAGCGTAGCGGCATTGATTATGTAGAGGGCAAGCGTGGCAGACACATCTTTTCTTACAGTTTTCACATCTTGTCTGCACGACATTCACCTCCGTTCTTTATTGAACTCGCCCCACAAGGGGGCGAGATTTTAGGATAAGAGAAAGACCGGGCGAACGCCAAGA